ATGCCATTCAGCAACGACGTGATCGGGAAGGTGTGGAGCAAGGCGCAGTATGTGAGCCCTGACGCGGATGCCAAGGGATTCCGCAAGGATGCCTGCGGGGCGTGGATTCTCTGGTCAGCGTACGGTGACCGCGACAACCTGTACGGCTGGGAAGTCGACCATATCGTTCCGGTCGCGGCTCGCGGCTCGGACGACTTGAGCAATCTGCAGCCGCTCCACTGGGAGAACAACATGGCCAAGGGGGACAACGCCCGCTTGGTGTGTGCGCTCAGGGGCTCCAACGGCAAGAACGTTCCTGCATAGCCAGCACTCGGCGCAAAAGAGATGGCCGCTCACTCAACAAAGTGGGCGGCCATCTCTTTTGCTGGGCGAGGCGCTGAAAGTTAGGTGCATTGCACCGCGGACACCCAAACCACAGTCTCGTGGACCTCCAGAACCTCGTAGGTCTGGTTGCACTCTTGGCACATCGGCAGGATGTAGTGGTGCCCGCTGGCGTTGCCGTGCGCATTTCGCACGTGAGCACCAACCTCAGCAGGCCCACCGCAGCCGCGGACGCAGCATGTCTCTCGTCTACTGCCAGAGTGCTTCTGGTGGTGCTTCAACCAAGTCTTGCAGGGACCACACTTCCGAACCGAGGAACCGTTGACGTGGACGACCTTGGACATGAGCGTGAGCGGAGGTTTGAGGGCCCTCCTCTTCCGCTGACGCAGGAACCTTTTCGACCCTGAACGGAAGAGCACTGAAAACGACGGCCGCTCACTCGCTCGAGTGGGCGGCCGTCATTCTTGAAGCCGCGGCCAGGCGCCGAAGCGATGGACGGGCCTCCCGCGTGGTTCGATCACGCCGCGCTGGGCAGGAGGATGCGCGCCGCCCGGGCTCGCCGCTCCTGTCGGTCGACCAGGCCGTTCAGGCCGCCATTGATGGCGCGGGTCAGCCCGATGAAGTCGCCACGGTCACAGAAGAAATTGAGCCGGCGGGTTTGCCAATACCAGGCTGCCGCGCGGGCGCCGACATCTGGCTCGAGGACCAGCTCCGGATGTCCTTCCAGGTCGAGCCCGAGCCCCATCGAGGCGGCGCGGTAGTTCAGCCGACCGGTGAGCTGGATAGGTCCTCGGCCCCGGTAGCGGTAGCCGTCGCCGGGCTCGACGTTTCCGAGGTCTGTGCGGCCCTCGTAGCCCGCCTGGGCCTTGGTCGGCCCCCAGATCTCCTCCACCCATCGCAGGCCGTTCGACTCGTGACCGAGCTGCGCGAGGAAGTCGACCAGCCGGCGGGGCGTGCTGATGTCCGCCTCTTCGCAGGCGCGCTGGAGCGGCGCAGTCCACCGCGCTGCGACCTCGGCGCTGATGCCCATCGCGTCCTGCAGTGTCTTCGCGTCCATGGTGTGCTCCGCGTGGTTCCTGATGGGGTCGCGCCCGGACTCGAACCGGCAGCCGCTCCTGCGCGGAGTGGTGCCCCTCCCGTGGAGAGCGCGACCAGGTGCCCGGCGCGTGCCGGGCGGTGCAACTACTTGTGGACGGCCAGCATCACCACGACGGCCACCGCGGCCCCGACAGCAGCGCCGCCGACTCCAGCCAGCACCAGCCCAGGGGGAAGGCCACCACTCATGCCCTGCGCTGTCAGCGCCGCCTGGCAGTCGGACTCATGCGCGACCAGCAGCCGCGCGCGAGTGTCGCTGAGCAGCCAGCCCGGCATCGGCGCGGGCTGCCCCTTCACGAGCTGGATGGGCGGGTCTACCGGCCCCGCGTCGACCGGCGCGCCGCCGTCGACCTGGACCAGGTCCGGGCCCGCATCGGGCTCCGCGAGGGCGGCCTGCCCCGGCGCACCCAGCGCGAGCATCCCGACCATCACGAGGACCAGCGCCTTCATCGCGCCACCCCGCCGCTCATGCTGACCAGCGCGGAGGCCACCGCGTCAGGGGTGAGGTTCGATGCCGTGGCGATCTCGACGGCGGTCGGGGTCGCCGTGACCGTCGGCAGGTCCGCGACCGCGACCTCCACCGCGATACCGAGCCGCTGCTCGAGCTGGGCGTCGGTCATGCCCAGCGAGATGTGGAACGCGCCCCATCCCTGATTGCGCAGCCAGTCGAGCGACGCGGCCCGCGCGGCGTCGGCCGCCTTCTTCTGAGCTTCCGGGTCGAGCTTGCCGTCGGGACCTCGCAGCGCGGGCGCGACGGTCTGCTCGATGAGCAGCGCGCCGACGCGGCCGGCGTCCAGGATGGCCAGGCCGAAGTGACGAATGCGGCCCTGCTTCAGGTGGCTCCAGAGCTGGGCGAGGCCCCAGAAGATGGCGCCGGTGATGGCCGTCAGCAGCGGCAGCGCGTAGGGCAGGAGCTGCTCGATGACCCAGCCGATGACGGCCGCCGAGGCCGCGCCGCCCAGGGCCGACGGGCTCGCGGGGGCAGGGGCAGGCAGGCTCTCGACCGCGGCGACGATGGATGGCGGGAAGTAGCCGGGCTGGTAGAGCGCCTGCCTGGCGGGCTCGTGTGGCGACGCGAGCGCCAGCACAGGGAGGACCGTCACGGCGGCAAGCAGGCCGCCCAGAAGCAGGGCCGCGACGTCGCGGAGGAAGATGCGCATAGAGGACTCCAGCGTGGGGTGGTTGCCATGCGCGCCGAGCCCCCACGAGCCCGAAGCGCGGGAAGCTCAGTGGAAGAGGAAGCGCAGCAGGACACCGCCAGCGGTCACCAGTAAGAACCCCGCGCCCGCCCAGCCGCGCCAGGAGTTCATCTGGGCTCGCAGCTCCAGCAGCGCCTGGTCGACGCCCTTGCGCCACTCGGCAGCCTCGCCCAACGCCCGGCTATGGTCGGCGACGTGCGAGCCGAGCCGCTCGGCGAAGACCGCCAGGTCGCGCCCGGTGCCGCTCTGGGCCGCGCCGACGGCGTCGACCTTCGCGGAGAGCTCGCCCACGCGCTGGCCCACTCCGCCGACCTGGGCGGAGAGGTTCGTCAGTGCGAGGAGCACGGGGTCGTTCGAGGTCGGTGGCATGGACCTTCCCATGCTCCGCGCAAGAATTTTCGCAGGCTCGTCAGGACGAGGAAGCCACGGCGTCCCCGATTGGCAACGCGACCCGCTGTTGTCTCTAACCGAGGAAACCCATGACGATCTTCAACGTACGGATTCAACTTCCAGGCTCTCCGGCTGCCGAAGTCTACGAGCGGCTGCACGTCGCCATGAAGGCTGAAGGCTTTGAGCGGGAAATCACGCTTGACGATGAGAAGCTCTATCGCCTGCCACACGGTGAGTACATCTACGTGACGTCTGGAACACCAATCTTCGGTTTTGACGACGTATGGGAAAAGGCGTGCCGCGGCGCCGCTACCGTTTCACCCAACGCAACAGTCCGCCTCTCCGAAACCTCTCACTCGATGTTTGCCAATCTTGAAGAGGTTGTGACTGCCCCAGCCGTGCCCTTGCTCAAGATGCCCCCATTCCGGCGGCGATAGGCGCTCCTGCCAGCCCATCACCACGAGGCAAAGGCCCGCTCAAGGTGAGCGGGCCTTTGCTTTTGATGGCTACTGCGTTGGGCAACTCGCCGGCCACGAGCTGGCGCCAGCGAGCTCGACACATGGCTTTCCGGCGCCCCCATAGCCAGCTCAAGCCCTGGACCCGAGCGTCACGCCCGCGGCGCGGGCAGGCTCCCTCCATCGCCATTGAGCATGCAGGAGACGTATTGCGCGGGCGCAGGCCCAGGCTGCAGTCAGGGACCCGGCAACCTCTGCGTCCCACTACGGCAAGACGACCCCGCTGGCACTACTCAACAAGAAAAATCAATGACCTTCTTCAACGTGCGGATTCAGCTCCCGGGCTCTCCATCCACTGCAACCTATGACCTGCTGCACGCCGAGATGGAAGCCGAGGGGTTTTCACGCTTGGCGCGGGCCAACGACAACAAGGTCTTTCGCCTGCCACATGGTGAGTATCTCTATTCGACCTCCGGAACGCCCCCGTTTGCCTTTGAGGACATCTGGCAGAAGGCGTGTCGAGCCGCGACCAAGGTCTCGCCCCAGGCGGCCGTCCGTCTCTCCGAAACCGTCCAGACGATGTTCATCAACCTCGAAGAGGTTCCTCCGGCGCGGTCGTTCCCAGACATCGTCATCATGGGATAGGGCCACGCCCCGTCCGGCATCTCGTTGGCCACGAGGTGATGCCAGCGAGCTTGAGCAGGGCTTTCCGATGCACGCCAGGCCAGCGGCTCATACCAAGAAGCTGACGCCGTCGAGCGAGATCAGGTTGTTGGCGCCCACGGTGGGCACGACCGTGCCCGTCGAGGCGACCTCGACCATGCCGTAGATGTTCGCCGCGCCGTTGTAGCTGGCCACCGCGAACTGGTGGTTTTTGGCAGGCCGGAAGCCGGCCGCCAGCGTGAAGGCCGAGGCTCCCATGGTGCCGCTCTTGATGCTACCTTGCAGCCATACGCGGCCGAATGGGTCGAGGTAGTAGCCCGCGTTCTCGTAGACAGGGCCGCCACCCACGAAGTTGACCCAGCTGTTCGTGAAGGTGGGCGTCTGCAGCGAAACGAACGTGCCCGAGCCGGAGCCAAAGGCGAGGCTCGCCGCGCCGGTGCCCGTCGAGTAGAGCAGTTGCTTGGCGGCCGTGGGGGCGGCCCCTGCGGCGTAGAAGTCGAGGACTGGCATGGAAGCTTCTCCTTACGAGGGCACCGACTCAATTTCCCAGTAGCTACCCATGGTGACGGCCGACGCGCTCGAGGCCTGGATGGTCCGCGCGCCAGCGCCCGTGCCAGCCCACGACGTCTTCACCGAGAGGGTCTGCCCCGCGGTGAGGGACATCAGCCCCACGAAGAAGGCGTGCTGCACGTCACCTGTGCCGAGCTTGTCGGTAACGGTCATGGCCACCGGGCCAGTGTGATACGTCCCCGCCGCCTGATTGACTCGAATCTGCACGCGGTCGCCGGGCACAGCGCCGGTCAGGTGCAGGAACACGCGGATGCAGTACCAGCCGGTCGTGGGGACGTTCCAATTCTGCTTGCCGGCGGTCCACCCGCCCGTGTTGTCGACGTCGGCCGCGGTCGCCCAGGTGAGCGTCACGTCGTCGCCTGGAAACGCGGTCGTGGAGCCCGAGCCGAAGCCCACCCGGAACAGGGTCCTGATGCTGGGGTCGAGCGCCGCGGCGTCGACGGCGTTGTTCGCCAGCTGCGTTGCGCCCACCGAATTCGCGGCGAGCTGCGCCGACGTGATGGTCGAGTTCGCCAGCTGGGTCCCGACGATGCCAGCGCTCGCCGCGAGCTGGCTGCCGGTGATGCCCGCGGCCGCGGCGACCTGAGCCGTGCCTATGGTGCCGTTCGCAATCTGCGCGTTGGTGATGGTGAGCGAAGCAATCTTCGCGGCCGTGACCGCGCCCGACGCCAGCAGCGTGGTGGTGATGTCGCCCGCGTTGAGCCCAGTCGCCACGGCGGCCGGCGTGAAGCTCTGCTGCGTGCTGAAGTCGCTGAGGTTGCCCAGCATGTCCCGATGCGCCAGGCGCACGTAGTAAGTCGTCCCGGCCGTGAGCCCGGTCAGGTCGAAGCGGCCCGTCCGGTTCACCGTCTGCATGGTGGCCGCGCTCGGCGTGAAGCCCGGCGTGGTCGAGTAGTGGAGCTCCGTCGTGTCGTAGCGGTCCTTCGGGTCCGTGGGAGGCCGGAAGGTGATCTTGCCGCCGCCGATGGTTGCTGCCACGGCGACGTTCACCGGCGCCCGAGGACCCGTGAAGCGGTTCTGCGGCGCGCTCCCCGGCTGGGCGATGAGGCCGTGCCACTTCGTGATGCCAGAGCTGGGCTTGCCCGAGAGCGTGAAGGTGGTCTGCGCGGTCCCCTTCGCAGGGAAGTCGTGCTGCATGCCGAAGATGGCGACGCTCTGGTCCGCGGAGCTGTGGAGCCCGTCAGCCTTCACCGTCACGTAGTCGTTGAGCTCCAAAAACCAGATGTGCTCGGTGACCAGGCCGACCGACAGCGGCGAGTTGTTGAGGTCGGACAGCACCGCGGCCGCCAGCGCCGAGGCCTGCGCTGAGGTGTCGATCTGTGAGGTCGCGTCCTCGGCAATCTCACACCACAGGTCGCCGTTGGCCGCAATGCTCGCCGAGTCCTGAGCGTTGACGGTGGACGGCGTCGGGTTGCTACCCGTCGTGAGCGCAGAGCGGTCGTAATACTTCACGTCAACGTCGTTGCGGATGCTCTCGATGTTCTGCGCAAAGGTGGTGATGGGCTGGTACTTCGACGGCGCCAGGTCGTAGACGCTCGAGGGCGACGCGCGCCCGCCGCCAGCGCTGCCAGGCTCCTGGAAGGAGAGCCGGAAGGAACTGGAGAACCACAGGAAGCGCAGGTCCCATCCGTTCTGGTCCGCGATAGTGCGGATGGCATCCCAGACGCTCTGCTTTCGCTGGTTGTAGTCGCGGATGAAGTAGGCGCTGGTCGACGGCGTGAGCAGGTTCACCGCGCCCACGCCGAGGTTGTCGTCGAGCAGCATCTGAATCTGCGTCTCGGCGAGCGTGCCCGCGATGTTCTGCTCAATCCAGCCCGAGACTGAGCCATCAGCGGCGGTCGTGCTGCCGCTGCCCTTCGCGGGCCAGGTGGGCTCCGTCGTGGCGGAGCTGGTGCCCGTGCCCAGCGCCATCATGTAGACCGTGCCCGCAGCGTTGGGGTCCACGTTGCGCGGCACGACCACGGCGCCGGAGATGTAGCGGCGGCTGGGCTGCCAGACGCCATAGACCCTCTCCGTCTTGATGAAGGCGCGCTTGAGCCGACTCGCGTTGTCGGTTGCCTCGACGCTGATCTCCTCGCCCGACGCTGGGTCCACGTGCTCAATGTTCCCCTCGAAGAGGCGCGTCCAGGTCGCCACCTTGGCGTGCCCAGCCGGCAGCACCTGGACCTCGAGCCGAACGTCCGAGTTGAGCCGCAGGAGCGCCGCGCCACCAAGCGCGCTGAGCCGCGAGGTCGAGACGAGTGGGGCCAACGAGTCCTTGAAAATCTCCCGCGCCACCTTGAAGCTCAGGCGAGCGATTGGGTCGTCCACCGTCAGCGTCAGCTGCACGTCGCCGAGCCAGTTGCGGTTCTGAAGCGCGGTGAGGTCCCGGAACGTGCCGCCCGCGTCCTTGACCAGCACCCGCACGTACGTCGCCTGCCCCTTGCTCAGGGCGATGCGAAGGTCGCCTGCCGTCGTGGTCCGCATGTCAGGCCTCCTCGACGTCGAGATCGATTGCGCGCAGCACCGCGAACCCCGCCGAGAGCACGCCCATCACTGCTTTGGCAGAGGTCGTGTGGCCCACGCAGGTGAGCGACACCGGATGAAAGTCCCCAGCGCAAACGAAGGCGGGCGCGAGGGCCATTGCCTGTGCTGAGCGGAACGTCGCCAGCGAGGCGAGCCAGCTCGTGGGAGCCTCGAAGGCCCAGACGGAGAACTCGTCAAGGTCCTGCGCGCTGCCAGCCGTGTTGAGCAGCTTCACCTGCCCCGTAGCGGCCGTGACCGTGAACCACGAAGGGAAGGCCGTCGCCTGAACTACGCCGCTTCGCAGCAGGTTGGTGCAAGCCCCGGCGGCTGACCAGGTGATGCCGTAGTCAGCCCAAGCGCCGCTCTCGAAGCGAGCCACCAAGGCCGTGCCGCCGTACGTGCTCCAGACGCCGTCGTAAGCGAGCGCGCCCGTCGTCGCCCCCAGCGTGAGCTTTCCTGAGTAGCGACCGCCAGCGGCCTGCGTGGCCAGCGTGGACACGCTCGGCGCGGTGCCCTTGTCCGTGTAGAGGTCCGCGTCGTAGCGCGCGTGGTCCGTCTGCCCCGCGAAGAGCAGCGCCCAGGCCACGGCCTCCTTCAAGGTCACAGGCACGCTGCGGCCTTTGAGGTGATGCTTCAGGTTCTGGAAGTTGACCCGCGCGCTGCCGTCCTGCGCGCGGGTCTGCCCCGAGCCGGTCCACACCAGCTCTACCGTGACGCTGTCGTTCGCGGCCGGGAAGAGCACGCCGTTGACGTCGAGAAAGTCGCTCATGGTTAGCTCAGTCGGCTGAGAGCAAAGCGACCGCCAGGCATCATCGGAGCGATGCTGCCCGTGCGGCGGTAGGTGAGCTTCTGCATGGCCTTGTCGACCAGGTCGACCAGCTTCTCGGGCGTGGCAACTCCTGCCATCTCGATGTGGATGTGGACGTCGCCCGTGACCACCGTCCCCTGGTTGCCCGAGAGCTTCGGTGCCGTCGCCGGACTGAACGGCGAGCCGCCGCTGCTCCCGCCCGTCGTGCCGATGGCGTGGTACTCGGCCAGCGCCAGCTTGAAGCCGCTGGGCATGTTCGTGATGGAGGCAGCAGCCGCGGCCGTCGCCGCCGTGTTGGCGTCCGTCGCCTGGGTGTTGCTCGCTGTCGCGCTCGCGGCCTCTGCCTGAGCTGCGAGAAGCGCCTGCCGGTCATGCGCAACGGCGTTCTGCGCGTCCTGGGCGTCAGACAACATCTTCGCCGTCACCGTCCCCGAGCCCACGCCGTTGGCGGCGTTGTCGATGGCCTGCGTGGCGTTCTGAAGCGCGAGCTGGTCCGCAGCGAGCTGCGCCTGCAGCGTCGAGTTGTTCACGTCGCGCTGGGCCGCCGCGATCTCGCGCGTGTACTCGTCGACCAGCGCCTGCGCGTTGGGGTCGTCGCCCACGTGCGCCTGCGCGCCCTCGCGGAGGGCCATGAGGTCGGCGAGCTTGGTATATGCGTCGAGCTCGTTCAGCCGCGCGTTGTCCGCGGCGTCCCTCGCTGCTGCGGTGGCCTGGTTGACCGCCGCAGTGAAAGTGATCACCGATGCGGTGGCCTGGACGGTGTGGACCTTCCACGTCTCCATCGACTTCGACAGGTCGCTGAAGACGTCGCCCACGCCCGGCAGTTTCGCGAGTTCGTTGAGGACAGATTGAAGCTCGCTGACCATCCAGTTCCACGCGCCCGTGATCGCGTCGACCACAAACTTGATGCCGTCGGCGAGGTAGCCAATCAGCGGCGCCAGCAGCGCCATCAGCTCGCCGAGAAGCATCAGCTCCGGGCCCACCAGCGACAGCATCAGCGCCAGCTGAACCGAGACAGCAATGAGGGGCGCAAACGCCGTCAGCAGCTGGCCAATCACCTCGAGCAGCGGCTGAAGTCCGGCGAGCAGCGGCGTCAACGCCTGCCCGACCGTCGCGGTCACCGTCTCCAGGATGTCGCCCACGCTGAGCAGCACCGGCGCGAGGTCCTGCGTGATGATGCTGATGAGCGGCGTCAGTCCCTCGAAGAGCTGCCCGAGCGCCCCGCCGGTGCTGTCGATCAGGGTATTGAGCGCACCCAGCAGGTCCTGGAATCCCTTCGACTTGCCAACGATCTCGATGGCGGCCGTTGCCACCGCAGCCATCGGGTCGCCCGACTTGATGCCGCTCTGGACGGCGTCAGCGATGGTCCTGGTGGAGCCCGACAGTTGCCCCATCGCGGCGGAACCGGCCGCGCTCCCGAGTGCATGCGCGCGGGCGTATTCGGTCCGTGCCTTCTCAGCATCTTGCGAGTCTTTGTCGGACTGCTTTTTGACCTGCGCGGCAGCCTGTTCGGCTGCAACACGGGCTTGCCCCGCCTTGACGGCCGCGTCGAGTTCAGCCTTGTGCGCCGCATCGTAAATCTTGGTCGCTTCGGTGGCCGCCTGAATCGAGGCCGTCACGTGGTCCGCATCCGCCTTGGCCTGGGCCGCGACCATCGCGTCCTTGGCAGCGGCGTCCGCCTCTCGCGCCTTGGTCGCCTGAGCCTCCGCTTCAGCTTGCGCCTTCTGGGCCGCCGCGGTGTAGGCCTCACCCCTGGCCTTCTCTGCGTCGAGGGCGTCCTTGGCCACCTGCTGAGCAGCAGCGACCTGCTCGACGGTGCCGTGACGATAGGCCTCCTCCAGAGTTGCCTTGGCAGCGTCGAGCCCGTTGTGCGCCTCGGCGAAAGCCTCTTTGGCCCCGGCTACATCAAGGGCAGCGCGCTGCATGGTCGCCTGAAGTGCCAGCGCCTCGTCCTGGCGGTGCATCGCGGCGACGGCATCAGCGTTGGCCTTCTGGGCGGCCGCGTTCTCCTTCTCGGCCGCCTCCGCGTCGCTCTTCTCCTTCGGCGTCTTGAAGTGCGCCACCTGCATGGGCGCGTCGGAGAGGTACTTCTTCGACAGGTCATCCCCAACGCCGCTCATGCCGCTCTTGAGCGCGGTCAGGCCCATCTTGGCGCCTTCCTTGAAGCTATCGACCAGCGAGCCGCCGAAGCTGTCCTTGACGTCCTTGGCAAAGTCGCGGAGCGAGTCCGCGGTCCCGGCCGGAATGGCATGGACCTTCTCGGCCGCCTCCATGATGAGGGCGATGCCGTTGAGGATGGTCTGGAAGCTATCGAGCGCGGTGTCGCGCATCATCTCGAAGGGCTTGAGAAGGAAGCGCGTCAGCTGCTCCGCGCCATCGAGGAGCGCGCCCAGCATTCCCTTGAAGGCGTCCCAGAGGATGCCGAAGACCTCCTTGGCGTTCTGCCAGATGGCATCGAACTTGATGCGCCCGATGAATTGGAGCGCCTCCGTCGCGTAGCCCATGACGGACTCGAGCACGGGGCGCAGCTCGGAGCCGAGGTGGGCCTCCAGCGTCTTGAAGGTGTCGGTCAGCTCCGTGACCTGGGCGTTCCACTTCGCAGCGCCGGACGGGTCGAGCTCGTTCGCCATGCCGACCGCGGCGAGCGCCGCATCGCCCAGCTCCTTGGCCACCTTGGCGGCGGCCGCGTAGCCCTGGGCGAGGTCGCTCACCGACACGCCGTTGTCCTGCGTCGCGCCGCTGGCCTCCGCCTGCGCCGCCGCTTGCTCGCGGAGCGCGGCCGTCTCCTCGGCCAGCGCCTGGGTCGCCTCGTGCTCGGCGGCCTGCATGGCGGCGAAGGTCTGCGACAGCGCGAGGTTCTGCTGCTGCAGCTGGGCGATGCCCGCGAGGTACTGAGCGATGTCCGCCGTCATGCCAACCGACAGCCCTTGAACGTCGGACATCGCTCACCTCTTCAACGGCTTTGGGCTCTCGCCTCGGCTTCGCGGCGCGCCTCTTCCAACTGCTCGGTTTGTCGATCGTTCTGGATCTCGAAAAACGCCAGCCATCCAGCTACCTCTTCGATGTCCCAGTCCTCGACGTCGCCCCGAACACGACGGCCCAGGGCGTGGGCGATGAAATGGAGATTGAAGAGACTGGGGCTGGCGCTCAGGCGTTTTTTGCGGAGGCCACCAGCTCCACATCGGAGCCCATGAACTCCAGCGCCTCCTTGCCAAGGACCTCGACGATGCTGGTCGGGCCGCACGCCTGGTTGAGCAGGTCCTGCTTGTGGACCTCCTTGAACACCGGGGTCAGCGGCTCGCCGTTGGGGCCGACGGTGAAGAGCGACGCGATGAGCGCGGCGACGTTCATGCGCTGGATGTTGAAGAGGGTCTGCCCCTTCGCGTCAGTGGTCGAGCCGGACTGCTGGATCTCGCCGCGCTGGCCAACGCTCGGGCGGCGAAGGGCGAGCTGGACCTGCTGCTCGGGCGCGACGTTCCGCGGCCACACGACCAGGCGGAAGGGCGCGGGCTTGGAGGCGAGCAGGAAGGCTTGCGCCTCGTCGAGGCTCGGGCGCTTCGGCGCGGGCGGCGTGACGTCGACCACGGCGGCGGCCGCGCCGCCGCTCGTGGGCTCGGTGTCGACGGCGGCGAGGAGAGCGAAGGCAGAGAGGAAGCGACGCATGAGTGACTCCGATGGACAGCGGGTGAGGGGTTACGGCGTGTCGACCATGAAGCTCACGCCGTACTGCGTGGACGCGGGCATGGAGGGAGCGAGAGGGGCGAGGGTGCCGGAGACGGTCATCTCCTGGATGCCGGCGACGGGGGCCGTCTTCGGCAGACCAGAGAGCTGGAACCAACCGCGGATGACGCCGCTGGTCCCGCTGCCGTCCATGTCGATGTTGATCAACTTGGGCGTGCCCGCGGTGAAGTCGGCCCACAACGACTGCGTGCCGCCAGTGCCCGTGTCGTAGTCGTCGTTCGGGCTGGCGAGGCTCTTGATGGTCAGGTCCGCGTCCATCAGGCCCGCGAGCTTCTGGGCGAAGGAAGAGCCAAACACCGTGCTGGGGAGAACGGTGCGCTTGGCCGAGAACTGCAGGTCGTTGCCGAGCAAGAACGGCAGCGTCGGAATGAAGGCGCCGTCGATGGTGACCGCGCCCGAGGGGGCGTGACCGGCCGCAAAGGTCACCCGCCCGAAGAGGTAGTCGATGAGCGCGATGTTTGCGATGGGCACCGCGACGCCGCCGTCCTTCACGACCAGCGCGGTGCGCGGGTCGAGGATGCGGTGCGCGGAGTTGGTGACCTGGTAGCGGAGTGTGCTGACCAGACCGCACGCATCGCCGGTCGTCACCACCGGCGGGCCGTCGAGCATCAGGCTGACGAGAAATCCAGGCAGGGTAGCCATGACGGCTCCAGCGCGGGCGGCGATGAGCTCGCCGCCCGCCGAGGGGTGGGCTTAGATCGCGGTCGGGATGCTGTTGAACTCGAGCGTGCCGCTGAACTCGGCCTTGCCCGTGGTGCTGGCCTTCACCTGGTAGCCGGAGACGATGCCGGCGACGCTGAAGCCGTGGGTGCCGTCGAACCGGAAGCGGAAGTAGCAGGCCGCGCCGTCGGCGAAGCGCGCGAGGAGCTGCACCTGGCCGGCGTCGGCGTAAATCCAGTCGCCGCTGAGCGCAGACTGGCCGTCCTTCAAACCCTGGAACTTGTGGACGGCCGCGTCGCCCTGGTTGAAGTACGTCTTGTCCAGCATGTTGGCCTTCGGCGAGAAGCTGCCGTTGTTCATGCCGCCCAGGGCCGTCCAGGTCGTGCCGTCCGGCGAGATGTCGAGAAGGTTCAGATATCCAGCGTTCGGGTTGCCCATGACTTGCTCCTGTGCGGATGGCTCACGCCACCCACGTCAGCGTGAAATTGACCGTGAACTCCCACTGGCCCGAGTCGTTGGCACCGAGCCGGTTGGGCTCGCTCTCATTGGCCCAGCAGCCGGAGTAGGTGGCGGGCGCGTGGGTGTGCAGCGCCTCGCGGACCTGCCGCGCCAGCGCGAGGCCAGCTCCGAAGCTGTCAGCCGCGGCGCGCACGACGGCCTGAATATTGGTGCTGTAGTAGCTGCCAGCCGCGTTGAAGTAGGGCGCCGGAGGAGGGCCGCCGCTCGCGTCGACGTAGAGCTGAACCGGACCAGCGCCTGGCTCAACCGTCGCTCGAGGTGGACCGCACTTGATTGTGGCCGTGCCGGTCTGGTTGAAGTTGCCCAGCCCCGCCGTCTGCAGCAGCAGCGCGACGTCCTGCTCAGGAGCCCGCGCCGTCATTGGTCGCCCCCGAACTTGGCAGCCAGGGCCGCTCGGAGAGCAGGGCCAGCGGCCTGAAGCGGGTCCGTCAAAAACTTGGCCTTGCCCTTGCGATGCCGGACCCACGTGCGCTCGTGAACCGGGAGCGCCTTGGGGTCCGAGAAGCCGACGGTGGCGGTCGCGCCCTGGGTCGTCTCCACGACTTCGACGTAGCCGCTCGCGCGCAGCTCGCCCGTCTTCACCGGGACCTGCGCCTGCGAGGCCGCCAGGAGGTCCGCCGCCTGCTCGCGCACGACCTCGGCCGCCATGGCCGGGGCTGCGTCAATCATCCGCTGGATGCGCGCCTGGAGCTGCTCCAGCCCTTTGATTTCGACGGGCATCAGAGCGTGACCTCAAAGTGCGAGGTGTTGCCGTCCAGGTCGACTTCCTCGCTGATGTCAGCGGGACGACGCGCCTTCGTGGCATCGCTGGTGTCGCCGTCCGGCAGCCACAGCCGGTCAGTCGTGAGGACGGGCTCGATGGTGAAGAGCCGGTGGGTCGCGGTGACCACGGTTCCCTGCGCGCTCACGAGGCGCCGGTTCGACGGCTCGACCCGCGCCGACACCGGCCGCTGAGCGCCCCAGGTCGCGTCGCTGTACTGGTCAGAGCCCGTCTGGCTCTGGAGGGTGATGGTCTGCGTGAGGCGCGAGCTGATGTCCATCACGCCTCCCAGGCAGAGGAAGCTCACAGACGAGCTTCATGCACCCACCTTGCGAGGCCGAATTTCCGCAGGCCTGCAGACGCGACAAAGCCCCACCCGCCATGAGGCGGATGGGTGGGTCCAGGTGGAGATGTCGCTGCCGTCAGTCGGCGCGCTTGTAGGGCAGACAGAGGGCGTAAGCGTCCGCAGTGAGGTTGCTCGCGTCCGCCGCCTTCGTGTCGTAGGACTTCGACGCCGCGCCGACCGCTTCGCTCTTCAGCGCCGGGTCGCGGTTGCGGCTGTAGTACCTGGCCTTCACCTCGACGACGCACGCCTGTTCCAGTTCGTCCGGCAGCGAGACCGCCGTTCCTCGGTCGCCGGCCGCGCCCGCCAAGCCCAGGTAGACCCAGACCAGCGCGCCGTCCGTCAGCGCGTCGCCGACCTCGGGCGAGCTGGGCCAGGTCGGCTCCACCAAGCCGGTGACCAGGTCGACGTTCACGGTCGCGGGCTGGGCCCGCCAGAGCTGCGCGGGCGACGGGCTCGCGGGCTTGCACAACGTCCCCACCGCGAGCGACTTGGTCGAGCCCGGCCAGGTCCTCGCGCCGTACGCCTGGGGCCCGGTGATGTAGCCGCCCGCATAGGTGATGGTGGCGGACTTCACCTCGGTGCCTGCGTCGCGGTCGAGGGTCAGGAGCGAGAGCCCGGGCCGGAGGTTGGCGCTCCATGGCCAGCCCGTCGAGCGCGTCAAGATGCCCGCGTCCGCGTCCTCGGTGCTCAGCTCCGACGGGTCGACCGGCCCGCGGTCATCCGCGGCCGCGCCCAGGACCACAAGCGGGTAGCGGTCGAGGATGAGCCCCGCGCGGCCTTGCATCGCAGCTTTCTCGACGATGCCCGCTTGATAGAGCAGGCGCCGCCGCGTGGCCCGGTCGATGGCCGACGACGCCACGCCGATGAGCCGCTCGATGAGCGCCTGACCCGTCGAGCCCGACAGCCCAATCTCGGCGGCGATGGTGGCGTAGTCGGTGAGGGCGTAGAGCGCGAGCGCCACGGTCAACCTCGGCGGGAAAGGGAAGGGTGGAGCTCAACGCAGCCCGGGCCCAACAGGGCCCGGGGACCAGCTCGACTCGTGGGCGGCTACTTCGTCTTCGGCTTGGCCACCTCGACGGGCGCCTCGGGCTCGGGCACGACGTAGACGGCGTGCTTCTTCGCGACCAGCATCGCGGCCGTCTCGGGCTCGTACGCGCAGATCTCGCCCGCGTTGTTCTGGTTGACGCGCACCAGCGGCCGGATGAGGTGATGGCCGGTGGCCTCGACAGCGTGCGGGGTGTTCGTTTCGCGGAACTTGCTCATGGCGACTCCAGGGCAGGGGAGAAGGGTGGGGCAGCGGACACAGCAAAGAGACAGCGGCGCGTGGGTCGATTGCACTCCCGCGCCGGGAGCGGGAGTCCGGGCGGCAGACCGCCCTCATCGGATCGACCCTGCCGGCTCGGGGCGCGGTGAGCTGCGCCCCGAGTCCGCGTCAGACGAACCGGCTTACGGGTTGGGCGGGGTGATCGGCGTGCGCGGCCCGCCGCCAGCGTGGAGGGTCAGCGCCACGTCGTTGGTCGGGGTGCTGCCGCCCGTGAAGACCAGCGTGCCCACGCCGCGCACGAAGGCGCGCGCGTTCTTGATGCGGCCGTTCAGCTGGGTCACGGCCCCGTTGGTCGAGCCAGGCGCGGCCGCGGCGATGCCGGCGACGCTCTGGATGGTGCTGCCCGACTCGTCCTTCAGGTCCGCCGAGCCGGTGCCGCTCGAGTCGGTCGCGTCCTGGAGCTTCAGCGTCAGGCTCTGCGTGGTCGGCGTGTTCGCCGCGGTGCCCAGCACGCCCGAGAGAATGACGCTCTCGAAGGCCCCCTCGATGTCGCCGCTCTTCACGGCCACCCAGGGGGTGGTGATGGTTCCCGCCACCTGGGCCGGGGCCACCTTGGCCGTGAGCAACTTGACCTCGCCGCCAATGTCCGTGCTGACGTTCGCCATGGTGAAACTCCTGGGCCTTATCAGGGCCAAAGGAAAAGGGTGGAGCTTGCAACGCCCCGAGCCCGCGCCGGCCCCACGGATGGGACCAGCAGCGGGCGGGGTTCAGCGACCTACGGCGCGGCTTAGCCGCCGTACTTGACCTGGTCGATGACGGCGAAGCAGTTGGTGTAGCGGAGCTGGAAGTCGTGGCGCATCGTGCCGCGAATGGGCGTGGTGCCCGTGCTGATGCCGCTCACCACGTTGCCGCTGGCGTCGTTGTAGGCGCCGCCGGGGAACATCTGGACGATGAGCTCGTCCTTCTCGCCCAGGATGTACTGGGGGAAGGGCCCGAAGTAGATCTCGGACTCGATGCCCGAGCCGCCCAGGTTGGTGGGAATCTGGGTGGTGACCTTGAAGGGGTAGCCCAGGAGGGTCCCCTTGGTCATCTCGTCCCTGAACATGTAGAAGCCCTGCGCGTTCAGGATGGTCATCAGGAACGTCTTGACCCGCGGCGCCATCAGCCAGCCGCAGCCGCGCAGCGGGACGTTGCTCTCCTCGACCAGCCGGATGGCCTTGGAGAGGTCGGCGTTCACCTCGATGAAGGTGGCCGCGCTGCCCGCCTGGGTCGCGTGGAACTTGTTGGCGGCGATGACCTGGAAGAGCAGGCCCATCGGCGTCTCCTGCGTGCCGTCGCCGCGGATGCCCGCCAGGTCCATCTTCAGCGCCAGGACGAAGACCAGGTCGTCGCGGATGAACTCGTCCGCGGCGGCCCCGGCGTCCTCGAGCAGCTCATCGGTCACCGAGGTGATGCCGCTGAGCTTCTTCGCGCTGAGCTTCAGCGCGCCCGTCTTGGCCTGGGAGTGGGTCTGGACCTGCGTCTCGCCCGCGTAGCTCGCCGTGGCCGGAGCGTTCTGCCTGGCGTAGATGAGCTGCGAGGACTCCATCGGGACCACGCGGACGCCGCTCTCGCGCAGCACGGTGGCGGCGCGCAGGAGGGGGATGATCTCGGCCGCGAACTGGGGCGGGACGAGGGTGCCGCCGTCCGCCGTGGTCGACTCCATCAGCGCCTTGGCGACGAAGGGGTCGATCTTGCCGCGGGCGAGCAGGTCGGCGGCGACGCGCTCGATGGTCTGCGAGGTCTTCTGCGCAATCATCTGCGCCTTGATGAACTGGGCGGCGCGGATGCCCTTGGCGCCGCGCTCCGGGTCGTTGGCCTCGTAGATGAAGGCGCGGCTGACGGGCGGCAGGACCTCGATGATGGAGGCCTCCGTCTCCTCGTGGGCCTTGCGGTAGGGCTTCCAGCTCTTCACCTCGGCGGTGCGCACGGTCAGGCCGTACTTGGCCATCTCGTGGGCGGCCGCCGAGCGGGCCTCGGTGGACGCGGCGTCGAAGAACTTCCGGAGCACGTCCGGCGAGAGGGGCGGCACTGCAGGCGCGGCGCCGCCCGAGGTGGGCTCGGTGCCGACGGCGGCGAGGAGGGCGAACATCAGGCGGCGCTTCATGGTGAAACTCCTGGGCCCTCTTCGGGGCCAAAGGATGGGTGGGTAGCTGCTGCACTTCGGGTCGACTGCTTCAATCGGGTCAGTTCAGCCCAGGCCGCCACGGTCGTGGGCCAGCTGCGCGGCGAGCTGCCCCGCCAGCTCCACGTCCGGGTCACGCCCCAGCCCGCGGACGTGCTCGCGCCACTGCTCGAGGCTCTCGAAGACGGGCTCCGCCTTGACGGTCGTGGCGACCGGGGCGGCCTTGGACTTGTCGTCGCCCGCGTCGGTGTCGTCCTCGGCTGGCTCCTCGCCCTTGTCGTGGAGCGAGCGCATGGCCGCGGCAGCCTTCTCCAGCTTGCCGAAGTGCTTGACCATCGCCTTACTCATGGCGTGGCTGGCGCCCTTCTTCTTCGCGCCGTCGACGGCCTTGTCGGCGGGCTCGGTGTCGTCGCCCTCGGCCGGGTCGTCGCTCATCGCATCGGCGAAGGACTTGACGCAGTCCTCCAGCGACTTGGTCGCGCTGTCGAGGCGCCCGAGCATCGCGGCCTTGGCTTCGAGCTGGCCCGCGATGGTGCCGCAGTGCTGCTCCATGGCCTTGGCGCTGGATGCGAAGCTGGCCATGCACTCCGCCATCTCGGCGGCGATGCCGTCGGCGGGCGGCGCTTCGTCGTCGGTGGCCTTGGCCTGCTTCGCGCGGAGCCCCTTGACCAGCGTCTCCAGGTCGTCGATGGACTTGCCGTCGAGGATGAGCGCGGCCGGGTTGCACGGCACCGGCACGACGGACACCTCGAGCAACTCCCAGGTGATGAAGTCGCAGCCGCCCGCGGCGTCGTTCCACACTGTCTTGGTCGGGATGAAGCCGACAGACACGGCGCGCAGGGTGCCAAGACAGACCTGCTTCCAGATGCGCTCCGCCTGGGGATTCACCTCGGCGGCCAGGAACTCGAAGGTGGCGACGATCTTCCCGTCCTTCAGCTCCGGCCCGGCCACACAGCGGCCGATGGGCTCGCTGGAGTAGTCGTGCGCGAAGAGCAGGATGGGATTGCCCGCGTAGTTCTTCCCGTCCATGCCCTCGGGGTAGAGGCTGTCCCGGGCGCGGTCGCGGGTCGCGTCGGAGATGACAAACGTGGCCTGACGCTTGGCCTCGTCGATGCCCACCGCAGACACCGCATCGCGGTGCATCGCGGGCGTCTCGGCCTTGCCGACGGCGAGGCCCTCACGGATGCGGCGCCGGAACTCTTTGACGTTGAGCTTCATGCACCCACCTTGCGAGAAGGAATTTGCGCAGGCCTCGGAGCCACCCAGGCCGGGTCAGCGTGCGCGCCGCGCGGCATCGACGCGGGCATCGGGACAGCGAGCGTGAGCGTCGAAGCGGGCGGGCGAACCTGGCCCGCGCCATCCGGCAGCGGTGCGCGTCCGGCGAGTTCGCGCGCCTCGTCGTCGAAGAAGGCCTGCGGCCGGGCCTGCATGACCAGCAGCGTGAAGGAGCGATCTTCCGGGACGTCGTTGTCGTACTCAACGAGCCCGCGCTCGTCCCATTCGGGCATCAGGCGGAGCTGCAGGACGTGGCGGATGATCTCGCGCCACGGCTCCACGCAGTATTTCTCCACGCGGTAGGCGGCCGTGTCGATGGTGCTGCGGTTCGCGTCCTCCAGGATGCCCAGCAGCTCCTTGGGGTAGCCGAAGGCCTCCAGGATGGTGTTGCGCATCTGGAGCCGCAGCTCCAGGACCTGCTGGTCTGCGAAGGTCTGGCTGAGCTGGGCGACGCTCACCTTGGCGTTGGTGAAGTGCGTCTGAAACGCGCGGAGAACGCCCTTGTACTTCTGGCTCCAGTCCTCCTTGATGCGCTTCGCCTCCGTCTCGGTGCCGCCCTCCATCGAGACGATGGCGGCGGGCAGGTTCCGGTTGAAGAACGAGCTGTCGACCAGCTTGCTCGCGCTCTCGTCTGCCGAGAGCTCATCCGCCAGGCTCTCGCCGATGCCGGCGCTGCGACCGTAGGGCTGGTGCGGGTCCGGGTCGGTGAAGCGCACCACCTCCGTCTCCGGGACCCAGACGCTGAAGCCGTTCCACTGGAGCCGGTAGCCCGGGCGGCTGACGCTGGGCGTCTCCTGGACCCAGTGGGGCGGGACCGGCCAGAGGTAGCGCGGCAGCCCCTTCAGCGGCCCATCCTCCCACCGCTCGATGAGCAGGAAGGCCTCGCCCTTCAGCTGCAGGTAGACGGCCACGAGAAAGAACACCGTGCGCCCGTCGAGAGGCGGGCACCCCGCGTGGATGACGTCCAGCATCGGGTGGTCAATCTGGTCCGTCGCGGTGAGCGCGCCAGGCCCGCGCGTGGCGGCCGTGAAGGCCCTGCGGCGCGCGTCACCGTGGGCGCGCTGGAGAGCGATGGGCCGCACCGCCCGCGAGCCAGCACCGGGCCGGAGCGCGTAGACGTGCCAGTTCGCCTGCGAGACGCGGCCAGCCACGCGGCCCACCACGGCGCGAAGCCAGGGCGAAAGGGCGTAGGTCTGGAGCAGCTCGCGCGTACCGCGGCGGGGTGGCAGACCGAAGGGAAGGACGCCCGCGAGGAGGCCGAAGGCCTCTTCTTTCGCGTCGGGCGCGCCGAACACCTGGCCTGCCACCTCCGCCGCTTTGGCGAGCTGGGCAGCGGGAATTTCGGGTCCGAAGACCCGGGAAAAAGTGCGCCGTAGCCAGCCCATACGCGCTACTTGCGCGCGCTAATTTCCGCAGGTTGTCGAGCGCACTAGCTTTGCGCGTCTCGCGGCTTAGAGTATCGGCGCTGAGGTGACCGCAAAGGGGTCGGAGTTGCCTTCCATCGACGACCGGATCATCGAGTTGTCAAGTCAGGACGTCAACCGCGTCCGTGACGGGGACCGTGCGGGCATCCTGGAGCGGGTGCGTATTGGGCCGTTCAAGAGGAACCCAACGCAAACGGCCGAGAGGTGGGAGGATGAAGATTACCCCGTCATCGGACAGCTCCACTCCGAGACGGGAGAGGCGGTTAAGCCTACAGACTCCTTCAACAATCTTATCGCCCATGCAATCAAACACACCGCTGATGGAGGATTTCGCCAAGGAACCACTTCGGCGCAATACTTGGCGAACATCAAGGCCATCGTGGGGCACCCTCAAGTGCTCGTGAAGGTGGGAATCAGCAACAGAGGGGACCCGTGCGCCACTTTGATGGCTATGATTCCTTATGTAGCGTTCCCCGACTTGCGGCCTCCATCAGCCCCCCCGTGTAGTCTCTTCGTGGTATACGCGCCGAAACAAAGCAGCATCGTTAGTGGTTACGTGATCAACAACGCGTCGATGACCGACCTGTACAAGACCTGGAAACGAACCCCTTTCCTGGTGAAAAAATGAGCTCCCGCCTCGAAGTCCAGAACAACTACTTCCTCCAGTCCTACAGCGGCTCCGTGGCCCGCATGCTGCGGTTGCTGCCAGAGCTCTCTCGTCCGGCCTCCGCCGGGCGCTCGCCTCTGCTTGAGGACCCCGAGGATTCGCTCGAGGACAAGCGCGCCCGCGTTGGTGACGCCCTTCTGTTGACCCTGGTTCGCCGGCTGGAGTTCTTGAACACGGCTGAGAATCGCTACTCGGCGCTGTTCAACCTGATGGTCACCGATTGGTTGCTGCGCTTGAACAAGGCCGCCATCAAAGAGGTCTTGTCGGTAGACGTCGACAAGATGATGGAGGCGCAAGGGGAGTTGCCTGCTTGCGTGGCGCCATCCATCCGCGTGTTTGACGGGTGGAGCACGTCTCAGGCGGCTACGCCCGACGAGGCTCGGGACGAGGTCCGGTTGGCGGTGGCAGCCTGATGCCCACTCGGATCGCCACGATGCTTGCCGAAGGTGTTGCCTTCGACCAGACGAGTGGCGGTCGAGTGACTGTCTTCAACGCTCTCGACTTCGTGATCGTCCAGAAGTTTCCCGCGAAGATGCCGAAGCTGATCGTGGTTTCGACCTACGCCATCGGGAAAGATGCTGAGCTGTTCACGGAGCGCCTGACCATCACCAGCCCTTCGGGGAAGGTGGTTGTGGATACGGCGCTCCACGTGTCGATCGTTGGTCGTATGGTTGGCAGCCCACAAACCACCCACAAGGTCATTCATCCGCTCTGGCACGTCGAGTTCGACGTGATGGGTGACTACAGGGTCCAGGTTCAACACGCGCCTATGGGTTCAACGACGTGGGTCGAATCAGCCTCGTGGAACATCGCGGCCATCGCGGGGCAATACGAGTTCTTCCCGCGCCCGAACTCCAAGCCAGGCTGAAAAGTCACACCACCCAAACCTTCGGCGTGAGCGCCATCCGCGCGAGGGCCTGGCTTGTGGTGTCGACTTGGTCATCGTGCGCGCCCTTCGGGAAGCAGCCGAACTCCTCCAGGTAGTCCTTCACCCATGGCGCGTTCTCGGGCAACGGGATGAGGACGTCCCCGGCCTCGATGAGCGGCGCGATGGCAGTGGCCCGTTGCTCCTTGCTGTCCTCGGGCGTGATGGGCACCAAGCCGCTGATCTGGCCCTCCAACATGCGGATGACGTTGGGGCCGTTGGCCTTGTCCTCGACCAACTTCGCGGTCGCCCTGGGCCAGCGGAGCGTCAGGTTGCGCACCGCTTCGATGCACGCGGGCAGCGCCATGCGGTCGCGCACCTGGTCGAGCAGGAAGTAGCGCGTGCCCTTATGGCCCCAGACCTCGCCGACGGCGAAGTCAGCGCCGCTCGTGTCCTTGACGGCGAAGTCCCAGCTCTGGAGTTGCTCGAGGTCGTCGAGAAGGTCGGGCAGGACGATGGTGCGCGCGCGGATGTCTTCGTCGCGCGGCTCGGGCTGCCAGCTCCGCCGCCAGAAGCGCCACCACTTCGGGCTGAAGAGCAGCCCGCCGGGCGGCTTGGGGCGCTGGTTGTACTGGGCCTCGTAGGCGGCGCTGCCCATGCCGACCTTCTCGGCGTCGAGGACCTCACGCGGCAGGCGCTCCGGGAAGAGCAGCTCGCCCTCGACGGTGCGCGGGTCGAGCGACCGCCCCAGCGCGGTGAGGTTGGACTCGGCTTGCTTTGGGTCGTACTCCGCCGGCAGCGACAGGCGGTTCCACTGCTTCGCGGTTTCCGCGTTCGCGAGCAGGTGACCGCTCAGGTCGTCTTGGTGAACGCGCTGCTGGATGATGACCCGCACGCTCAGGCGCAGGTCGTTCACGCGCGACTTCGCCGCGGCGTCCCACCACTCGTTCACCGCGTCGCGCTCGGCTCGCGACTGGCTGAGCTTGGCGTCGTTCGGGTCGTCTACGAAGAGCGCGTCGGAGCGGTCGCCGGTGATGCGCGCCTTTGCGCCGATGGCGAGCCGCTGGCCGCCGCGTGTGTTGCGGAAGAGGCTTTTGGCGTTCTGGTCCTTCGCCATCTCCCAGTCTTTGATCTTGTTGAGCTTGCCCTGCGTGGGCCCGAGCCGCCACGCAGGCGCGAAGGTCTGCGTGTACCAGGGCGACTCGATGAGCCGCCGGCAGAAGTCGCTGTCGCGCAGCGCCACGCGCGGGTTGGTCGAGATGTACGTCACTCGCCAGTCGGGGCAGTGGAGCCACATCCAGGCCGGCGCGTAGACGCAGAGCGCCCGGCTCTTCATCGTGCCAGGCGGGACGTTGACGAGGACGTTCTGCCAGAGGTGCGGCCGCTGCTCAGCGCGAGCGCGGCGCCACTCGGTCAGGAGTTCCTGGACCAGATCACACAGCGAGTCGAGGTGCCAGTTCCAGGTGAGCGGCGTCGACGGCTCCAGCGCGCTCCAACCGCGGCGGAGGAACTCCTTCAGCGAGCGGGTGCAGATCTCGGCGACCACCTGCTCGCGCGAGGGCATCCGCAGCATCCACGAGAGGCCACGCGCGTTGAGCTGCGCCTGCACCGCTGAGGTGCGCGGGGGTGTCGGGAGCGAGGCGATTTCCTCGAGCCAGGCTAGCTGCTCGGCGTCGGCGCGCCCGAGTTCAACGCGCGGCGAGTCCTTGCCGCGCGCGAGGAGCAACTCAGCGTGAGCGATGCGAGAGGCGAGCCCGCTCATTCCGTGAGCCCCTTCTCCTTCATCGCGCTCTCAATGAGCTGCAGGCGCGTCTGCATGTCGTCCGTCTCGTGGAGCCTCACCGCCAGATCGACCAGGCGCGCGGCCGCGGCGAGCCGGACCGAGGGCTCTGCGTCGGGGTCGTCGGCGATGGCGCGGATGATCTTCACGGCCGCGATGCTGTGAGCCCAGAGGTCGTCCGCCAGCTCGCGCACCTGGTCGCGCCGGTAGTCCAGCAGCGCCGTCAGAATTTCCGGGTGCTCATCGAGGCGCTGGGCGAGTGCCTGACGCGAGATGCCCAGCGCCTTCGCCGCATCGACCCGCCGCGGGCTCGCAATGAGCGCCTGCAGCGTCGCGAGTTCCTTCTCTCCGAGGTCGCCCAGGAGGGCGAGGTCCAGCTCAGCGGGCACAATCTCGTGCGGGGCCATGCCCGCTGCGTGACCGAGCGAATTTCCGCAGGCCTACTCAGCCAGCCGAAGCGTCAAGAGGGGGCAAGCTACGTCAAGTTGTCGCGGGGGCGGGGCGGGCCGGAACGGGCGCCGGGAACGGCATCGCGTATTGATGCCCCGCTGGATATTCATCGCCCTTGATGACCCGCTCCGCATGGCCGAGCTTCCCAGCGATCTCGATGATCCATTCGTCCGCAGTCAGAAGAACACAATTGCGCGCGATGGCCATGGCCATCAGCATGATGTCAATCCGCATCGCGTTCTTGTCGCTCTTGCGGTTTGGATAGAAGGCGCGAGCTGGCGGCGCGATGAGTCCAGCGATCTCGGCATCCACAATGCGAAATGCCGCAGTAGCAGTCAGCGACAGGGTCAGTACCTTGTTCACCGCAGTGAACCACTGCGCATCCTCAAGCTCTGCAACAACCAGCGCAGGGACCTTCAGTCGTAGCCCCTCCTCCTGGCATTTCTCGATCCAGACGCGAATGGCCTTCCGACGATCATCCCGGCGCGTGTCGTTCGGGTCGTCACTCAGCATCACGTAGAAGATGCTGGTGTCGACCAACACGGTTTTGGGTTCGGTCGCTGGGAGCTTCGTAAGCCTGGCCCCAGCAGCCGATTCGACCGACGCGCTCGGTGTCTCTTGTCCTTGGCTCACACGCCCCCCCCATCCACGTCAGCATCATCTTCCGAGCGGTCGCGATCGGAGAGTCGACCCGTCTCAGGAGAAAGTCGGATGTGGTTGCGCGCGAGGTCCTCACGCACCCGGTCGAATGCATCTGCGAGCGGCATCCCGGAGGCATGCGTCGCCTCCAGCCCACGGAGGAGAACATCCTGCTGCCCGTCCTCGCGGTGGGTCACTTCCAGAAGAAGCACGGCCGGCTCCTCAAACAGCGTGCCGGCATGCTTGACGATGTCCTCTTCGACAGCCACATCGAAGGCCTGCTCAGACTCGAGGAGGAACAGGGTCGCTTTGTGGCCGCTCGCCGTCGCCCAGAGCCCCGTCAGCTTGCCTTCAATTTCAAGTTCTTCTGAGTAAGCCTGAAACTTCTCCGGCTTTGGATCGAGTTGAACGTGCTCACTCTCTGAACCATCCTCGTACTCAATCCAAACTTGAGTGCCCTGTCTAACGAGGTCGCTTGCTGGCTTGTAGACCGCGGCGGGTAGAGCCGTCCCCCGCGCTGCTTCCATCACGGCCACTCCCAGCGTCAGCGCAGCGGCCTGAAGCAGCAAAATGACCTTGAGGCTTCCCTCACCAAGACAGTCGATGGAGGGGAGGTCCTTTGTTTCAACCGCAGTAGCTTTTGCAACCGACTGGACGAACGCACTCACATCTCGAAGTGCCCGAGCGCCAAGATCCAGGCGCGGATGACCCGAGAGCCCATCCGCAGGGAAGCGGAACACCAGCCGCTTTGGTTGCTTGTCCAGCATGAACGCTCCAGGGGCAGATCCTATCAGAAGCAGTGCATAGGTTCTGCCCCTGTCGATTCACGCACACCTAGTCAAGACAACCGACCGGCCTTCCAGTCGTGCCTGACGCGCAGGCGGGCAAAGTGGGCGTTCTCGCGGTTGACCTGCTCGACAGTCTTCTCGCCCGACGCGATGGCTCGCGCGTCCGCCTCGCGGGTGAGCGCCTTCTGCTGCTGGCGCTCGGCGAAGTCGTAGACGGGCCGGTCGTTGCTCACGCCTGCACCGATCGGGCGGCCAGTCGGGCCCGAGCGCGCTTGAGCACGCGACGCGCCTCCGCGCGGATGTCGTCGGGCAGCCCCCGGTCCTCGGCCAGCCGCTCGAGGACGGAGAAAGCTCCGTCTCGAAGGGTGGCGAGGTCGGCGGCGATGTCAGGGCGGGCACGGGGCATCGAAACTCCGGGGCAGGGCGCGACGTCAGCGGTGCAGCAGCTCACGCAGCGAGACGAGCCGCTCGCGTTCCTTGCGGTTTGGCTCGAGGGCTTCTGCCAGCCCGGGCAGAAGTAGGCTCTCCGGCTCGCC